CAGGGGCTCTACACCAAGAGCACTCCGGAAGTACTAGAAGCTGCTCAGCTTCAGATTGCCCAGAACTGCGATTACTTCGAAGAGTACGGTGCGGTTGCCAAGATCCGTGGTAGCTCCCGTGTACTCGATGAGCCTTACAAAGAAGGTAACGTCGTCAAGAAGATCTCCTGGGTGGGAGCATACAAGGCCCCTGATCTGGATGGTACCATCCTGCGGCACACACTCGTAGCCGCTGGTACCTGCCTCGGTAGGGTAGAAAACGGGCAGATCACCAAACTGCTGAGGGGTAGGACCGCTGGCCTCTTTCACCAAGCGACCATGCAGGACTCCCTCATGTACATCTCCAACTACAACCCTGACCGGGTTGGAGAGGGGGATGCTATGGTTAAGTACGACGGTTCTGTCATCACCCAGTGGGGTATCAACCCTCCCGGCTCACAGTCTACCATCGTTGACAACTTCGATGACGCATCTTCGTGGGATGAGAACGCCTGCGTACTATCAGATCAATCCAACGCCACTGCTGGCGACGTTACTTGGGACGGGGCAGCTGTACGGGTAGATCATGAGTTCTACTCCACCGATACCTACAGCCTGGAGAAAGCACATCAAGAGTTCTATCCCCAGGGAGACACCAGAAACAATGAAGACGCGATACGGGATCGTGTATCCTTCTTCGCTTACATCCCACGAGGGGGACTGACCGCCTCTCTTACTAACCCGACAGATGCCGGGTTCAAGACCAGCGGTCCTGCTCTCTCGGTGTTTGTCAGTCCTGACGGCGATACAGTTGAGAACAACAACTGGCAGTTCGACTTCTCACAGGGGTGGTTAATCGAAGGATGGAATAAGATCAACCTAGACTTCGCTTCGGGGAAACCGGGTGCAATACGAACGTTCTTCACACCGCCGGGACAGATTACGGGGCACTTCTACCCCGAGACTGACTCAATCAAGCGCACGCGCTTTGAGTTTTACATGTCTACGGCTCAAACGACTCTTAACGGGATCCGGGTGGATCGCTACGAACACTACGACGAAGGAGCGCCAGTCGCTTCTCCGTCGGGAGAAGGCGATATCACGGGTGTATACAGTTACAAAGTTATTTATGTTAGTAAGTATGGTCAGTTTAGCAATACTGGTCCTAAGAGTGTTGATGTTACTGCGAGTAGTAACGCCCAGATCGACCTCACGCGTATCCCTGTCTCATCGGATACGCAGGTGGTGGCGCGGAGACTCTACCGAACGGTAGGCAATGGGTCGGTGTGGTTGTACCTCACTGAGATCCTTGACAACACCTCCACCACATACACAGACATCTCTGCGGACGGTAGCCTCGGTAACGAGACTGCACCCCAGGCAGGTGACTACGCTGACGACAACTCGGTCCCGCCCAAGTGTGGTATCGTCAAGGCATGGAAGAAGACAGTCTTCCTGGCTGGTGACCCGCAGAACCCGTACACCCTGTACTACTCTGAAGACGACGAGGGCGAGAGCTTCCCGCTCATCAACGCTCTGGAGCTGGACGAGAAGATTACAGGCATCTATGAGTCCTACTCCGGACTGGTCATTGAGACTGAGACCGGCAAGTGGCAGCTCATCGGGAGCAACCCTGACTTCTCACTCGACAAGATCATCCACGGTGTAGGCTGCGTGGGCCGCAGGGCCTGTGGTACAGCCCGTACTGTAGGGTTCTCGGTGGATCGGGACGGCATGCGGATCTTCGACCTCAGTGAGACCAAGAAGATCAGTGAGCCTATCCGTGACATGTACGATAACGACCTCAACAAGGCCAACATCGAACTGATTCACGCACACCACCTTAGGTCTAGGAACTGTATCTTGCAGTTCAACCCGGATGCTTCGGGAGATTACACCTCTATCTGGTCGTATCAGTATCCCATGGACGCTGTAGAGACAGGGTATTGGTCTACCGTCGTTACCCCCACAGCAGCCAGCCTCAACTTCCTCGACGCTGAAGAGATCGAGGACGAAAATGGGACGTTCAAACTCTACGCAGGAGGGGATGATGGCATGCTGTATCATCTGTTTGACTCCGCGTCCAAGAACTGGGTGGACGCTGACGGGACAGAATATGCCGTCGATACAGTGGTTCAAACCCCGTACATGAGGGTTGGATACCTAGGAGCAGAGGTAGAACAAGCTTCTGGCAGGATCAATCCCCATACGTTGGAGCTGCGGATAGGTGATGACGACGCCTGTATCTGGACCTGTACAGTGGAGACAGCTAGGGGTATACAACAGACCCTGGCCACTGATTCTAGCATACTGGAGCTGGAGTTCGGGACGAACAACTCACTCATTAGACAAAGGGTACCATCGAAGGGTTCTACCCCGGCCGAGTACGTCAGGCTGACACTACAGAACGCTGAGCTGGATGTCTATGCTAAGCTGTTGGCGGCGAGGTTCTTCTATCACGTCCAACCGGCTTTGTTTGACGAACTCTCTGTCGATAACACGACTTCGTAATGTCTCATGTTACCAATCCACACCTGAATTCTCAGGTGCGGCTGAAGAGATGGCCCCCTGGGCGGGTCGCTCAGCTCAAACTGTTCCTCGGACACTTGGAGCAGGCCGTAGGAGTGTCACTCGCCTCACAGGTGGAGCAATCCCCCAAGCGCAAGTTCTCTGAGTTCGTCCCGAAGATCGTCCCTCAGGATGTGACGACTGCTGTGTCCTTCCGCGAGGCAAGAATCACATTCGTACCGCCTAAGGGTTTGAGGAACCTGCTGTTCTACGAATACGACATCAGCGCTACCGAGGGGTTCTTCAACGTAGACCGCTTCAATTCCCCAGAACCATTCTTCCTCTGGCCGAACCTAACTGAAGGGGTTACCTACTACCTCCGGATCAGGGTCGTGACAAAGAACGGAGAGGTAGGTCCGTGGTCTGATACAGAGGCAGTCACCACGCCTTACACCCAGAACTACGGGTTGTACTCCGGAACGGAGCATAGCTACTTGGTTAAGGGTGGGTTCTATGCCTGGACTCCTGTATGGGACAGGTATTACAACTCCATCGGCGGTCACATGTACTACTCGGTGGACTACGACGTAGAACCCTCTCGTGAGTGGGGAGGTGGTACCTACGGAACCGGAGGGCAGACGAGTGGGAACATCGAGTGGTGCGATCTTGCGTTCAAATGGATGGAGAAGATGGACGGAGAGACAGAGTATTCCCAGAGAGGGCAGACTATGTTCACGACTACGTACTCCACAAACAAAGACTTTGGTAACTCTGGATTTTACACCTTCAACATGATAACCCCCGGGTTCACTCCGTATCCCACATATCTCATAATGGACTCCGGGTTCGTTCAAGCAGGACTCCGTCTACCGGGGCGCTGGCTGCTTCCTAGAAGAGGTACCTTTGTAACACCGCTCCGAGAGCTACCGCTAGGAACTCATCGATTTAGACTAGAGTGCAAAGTGCTACCTCATGAAGAGGGTGACATAGGTGGGCCTTATCCTAACGACTTCGAGCCAATTCAAGGAGGTAAGGGTGCCAACGGGAGTAAGTTCAGGTATGAGGCTAACTGTAACGTCAAGATAAAGAACTTCAACATCTTTGAAGCTCTTCTGGATACCTAATGTCTGGCGAATTTCTAAGCGGGTTCTCAAAGTTCTTCACAAACCTGACCAAAGCACAGCGTCAGGAGTTGGACCGCGCATTCGCGGATATCCAGAACTCCAAGGAGATGACCAGCCTCGACACTTCGCTCCGGAACCTGAGAAGGAAACCAGATCAGCTGCTACCTATACCCCAGCTCGTCGTGACAACCTCCATCCGAGGTGCGACTGTTGAGTGGGCACCATTGCCGGATCAAAGGATCAACTTCTATGAGATAGATATCTCAACCTTTAGTAACTTTGCATCGAAGACGCTAGTCACTACCTTTGGGTTGGACGTTGTGATAGATGGGCTAGTAGCCACTAAGTACGTTAGGGTGAGAGGAGTGCGACGGGACGGTACTACAACGCCATACTCAGAGACTATCACAGTAACACCCTTGTCCTTTGCTGTCATTGCGCGTACCATTGAATCGTTTTACGTCCCACTCACAGGTACTACCGCGCACTCAGTGATAGGAGGCGTCGGCACTACCATGGAGTACACTCCGATCAACGAAGAAAGCAACAGCATGGTCTGGGGTTTCTTTACCGCGTACGGAGATCCTGCTACTGCCATGATGGGGAGGAGCGAGATCCTTGTATCAGCTTATGTCACCAAGAAGGACGCCACCGGTGCTGTCCTTTCGTTAGAAGAGGCATGGAGAACTACCCTAGGAGAACATTGGAACTCTATCTGTATCGGACCGTTCGTGATACCACACCCGCCAATTGGGGGGTCCATTATGATAGAGGTGTGGGGACAAGACGGGACTACCGATGAAAACGGAGACCCACGAATTGTAGGTGACAACACCCAAATTGAGTGGTGCCACTTGAACGTATTTGAAACAGGGAGCAGCTAATGGCTAGACGAAGAAACGCACTCTTTCATAGGTTCAATAGGATGAGGGGACTCCCCACTGCGGAGAAGGCCTTGCTGTTGAGGATCGCCGACCTGATGGACGTGGCGTTGAACAACCGCCAAGCAAGTAACCCCTACGAACCTCGTCGGAACAAGCCAAGCCGTGTGATCTATCCGCCCACAGGGCTAACAGCGGATACAGGAGTGAAAGCCGTCAAGCTAACGTGGACTGCACCGCCCTCTGATGAGCACCTCCGGTATGAGATCGAAGTACTAAACATTGCTACAGGCACTATCGAGACTAAGTCTAGCTTCACTAACAACCTTACGTACTATGGTAGTGGTGGGGACTACGAGGCTACGGTTCGGTCTGTGGGTAGGAATGGAGCATCCTCTACTCTAGAGAAGATCGCCTTTGATATCGGTTCCGATGTCATGCAGATCGAAGGAGCCAAGCTAGGCGCGACTGAGCTAGGAACCCTGGTCCAAGATGACATCCTGCATCTGTCAGGCTACAAGATCTTTGTGTGGGGCGCAGTAGTCATAGATGAGTACATCGCAGGCGCTGGCAACCCGGACATCGTCTTCAAACTGTGGAGGAAAGAAGGTGACGATGCTACATTTAC